GGTCAGTCTGCCGCCCTGTGTCAGCAGGGTAATTGCGTCATCCACCGGATGCGTCAGGGACCAGGTTTTATTGCTCTGCTTGGCGATCTTAAATACACCACCCGACAACTGAATTCCGCCATCCTTAATGCTCCAGCCCTGCGCAGCAGCCTCTCCGGCTGCCGGCAGCAGGGAGATTGTGCGAACGGACGTATCTGCAGACGGACCCGATGGCGTGTTGCCGCCGGGCGAGGGTTGAGTTTCCGGTGCCTTACCACTGATGAAGGCGGAGGTGCGCCCGGCTGCGTTCAGAATAGCGGTTGCCAGACGATCCGGAATAATGCTCCTGCGCGCCCATGAACTGAAATGTGTCGGGCGGTTTGATGATACCTGGTTTCCATTCGTTCTCGATGCCGCACCGTAATATCCTGATGCCGGAATATCCGGATCTTCTGCCGGCGCGTTAGTGGCGGTATTGACACCGTTACCGTCTGTCATGAAGGGCACAAAATAAACGCCCTCACTCTCCCTGTTTTTATACCCGCCGTACACGGTGTCGTACTGGGTAGCGTATGTATTTTTCCAGTAATACGTCGTGTCACCACAAATCCACGGCACATCTGCAGCACTGCCACCATGGCACTGCGCGTTAAACACGGAGAGGTCAGCACGAAACTGTGTCAGCATGGCTGTAAACAGCGCAGGTTGCTGTGCGTGGGTGGCGGCGCTCATGTCAAACTCTCCCTGCATCCAGCACACCGCCAGCAACACATTTTTCGGGTTCTTCTGTAATGCAGCTTTAGTGCGCGCAATCAGGTCCTGATATAACGGTTTACCCACACCCCAGCGTGCCGAATCCTGGCTGGCCCCCGTGTCCGCACTGAATGTCCCCTCCGCGCCCTGGGTGAATGCCGAACCACCACGACAGCATGGTACCAGCAGGATCCCCGCGTTATTCGGGATATACGGGAGCAGTTTTTTGGCAATATGTAAGCCCTGGCCGACACAGCCGTACTGCCCTTTGCTCAGGTCTGCCTTCGGATGATTCAGCGTACTCATATCCTGCACATCACGCAGGCAGTGGTCAGCCGGGATGATGTCGTTATACGTACAACTCTCTCCACCCGGAGTTACCGTGCTGCGGCGCGCCAGCTGTTTAATGCGCGGATCCGGAGCATCGTAAGAATCCGGTAACGGAAGCCCTTCACCGTAGGCCATGCCGTTGGACTGTCCGGCAAGCACAACCACGTAGAACCAGTCCGGCTCAGATGAAGGGCCGACCTGTGGATCTCCTTCAATAGCCACCGCCTGCATCAGTGTGTACGGCGTAATGGCAACCGGTCCGCCATATGGCTGCCAGCCCTCTTTCAGTTTGTGTGTCAGCTTCTCCGCAAGGTCTGACGGCGACGCCGCCCTGACAACATCGTAATGTTTAAATGTCATTATTCCTCCCGGCCGGGATAGTGTATTAAATCAGATATGGAGTGGGCTGTAGTCCGGAAGCCTGAATGACACACGGGGACTACAGCCCAAGAAATGAAAAAGGACCACGCAGTTGCGCAGCCTGATAAACCCTGGTTAAAATCCACACGATAACAACACAACAATATCAGTATCTCATGCTATTGCCCGAACCCATTCGGGCATTTTTACCCATAAAAAGCCCCTCCGGAGAGGGGCATGTTTGCATGCACATTCTTTTTCTTGCATGGTGCCGGGTGCCTCCCGGTGAATTCAGTATCAGCACCTGAATCCGCGATTATCACATATACCTGGTTGCTGATTGTCCCTCCCGCACAGGGGGATTCACCATGCAGTAGTATTTTTAATTAAACAGTAAACAAAAAAATCAAGCATTATGCAGGCTGTTTCTTTTTATCACCGGCCACAGCAATACCACAATGCCGCAGACCAGCACCCCATCCGCCAGCACCGACATGATTCTGCTGGTGAAATCCACCATCACCACCAGAAACAGCAGGAGTGCAGCCACAGCCAGGCGCAGTTTTACCGTCACTGGTGATTCTCCAGACGAAGACCCAGAACACCGGCAATCTCTTCCAGCACCTTGCGCTCTTCCGGCTCAATTTCGCCGTCTGCCTCCGCAATGGCCACCGCCACATCCAGCACATCTTCCGCTTCACGCGTATCGTGTTTCACATCCTCGATCTCACGTAACGCCGCACGACGACCAATTTTAAAGTTCGTATCCAGCTGACCGATAATGGTTGCGCTAATCGCATTAATTTCTGACGTAAACGCGGACAGCGCAGGCTGATTACGCAGTACCTGTTCGATCTTCGCTTTCTAGGAAGCCTCACATTCACCATCTGCACAGGCCACCAGGTAGGCAGCATTAATAACCGCCTGTGCCAGATCGCGTTTCTCAAACTTTCCTTTTCCGGTTAACGTGACACACCAATAACTCTTGTCGAAAAAGCCAGCAAGCTGAAAGACCGGTATTCACAACCACCAGCGCGTTTACTGTACTGGCGTGATTTCAGTCATAAAAAAACCCGCCTGGCGACGGGTGTAAAAAATCTTCTAACGTCAGGCATAAAACGCCCATCGTTAGGGCAAATTTACCACAGATTCGGGAAAAATCAACAAAGCTATCTGGTCACCTTTTTCAGTTGTTGTTCTGCCCATGCTTCTTCAATATCAAACTGCACCACCAGCGTATCGTAAAAACGTTTAACTGTTTTTTTCCATGTATCAAGAGATATGGCATCGGTTACATTACATATGGCATTAAATGCCTCCGTTGAAGGTAATCTTTCATAGCCACGACCACCACAACGCTGGCAGTCTCTGATAACAGGCATACCACGTTTTACCGACTCTTCACGATGAATGGCAACACCGCGCCCACGACAATCTTTACAGGCGGTGGAAACCTCCCCCTTCCCTCCACACTCCGGACAGGCAACTTTTACCACCTCCCTGACTTTTTTCCATTCCTCCCAGTAAGACGGATACACGCCTTTTGTGCACTTTGCCCACACTGGCGGCTTACCATCCGGATACTGGATCTTGTTTGTAAAAACCTCGCTTTCAATAAATTTTTTCCGTGACAACAGGGGCACTGTTTTTTGCTCGCCGCGCTACGGGCATAATCTTCAAACGCATACGAAGCCATAATACGCATCACTGCCGGTTTTATTTCTGCCGGGAGTTTTCTTAACGCCGCCACGCGATCACACCGACTGAGTGCATATTCTGTCAGCAATTCTGTTGCCCGCTCTCTGTCATTCATACTAATGCCCATTTTCCCAAGGAACGCAGAAAACCCCATCTCAGCCCAATTCTGTGTCATGCCCTGCGCAGCCATCACATCAGTGATACTCAGCGTATCTTTCGACGTTGAGGCCGATGCATCAGTCAGGCCGGGGGATTTTGGGGAGTAGTATTTCGGTAAATCTTCCAGTTTCATTTTTTGACCTGCCCTTCAAGCATTATGGGGTAAATCTTCACCCCCAGACGTCCACCAGATACTGGCTGAGCACGAACGATATTGATTTCATCAAACTGCTCATCGTCCATTAGCAACCCCGCATGTGTCAGCGCATCCAGCGGCGCTTTCAGAATATTGTCCAGGTCACGGCGGCGCTTATCCGGTGGCTCGGCAATAATCTTTATCGCCAGCCTTCCGGACAGGCTTAATTTCAGCCGCTGCTGGCGAACAATAAGCGCCACTGCCCGGCGATAACGCTCCCCGGCTTTTGATACAAAATATGTGCTGCCACGGCGTCGCCAGTAAGTGTTCACCGTCGGCGGGTAAGGTAAAACCAAATCTATGAGCATCAGTCACCTCTTTTACCCAAGCACGCCAGTTGCAAAGGCGTGATCAAGAAAACGAAAAATTAAATCAACCTGAGAACCATGCTTTTCTTCGAACGCCAGCGGATCCGCATGAAGCTCGTTGTGATGCTCCCGACACAGCGGTAGCGTGAAAATATCGTGAGATTTTGTCCCCATTCCGCCCTGACCATGACCAATCAGGTGATGGGGATCGTCGGCTGGCTTACCACAACACGCACACGGCTGTGTCTTCACCCAGCGAGTGTATTTCTCGTTAACCCAGCGGCGACGTTTAGGTCGTTTCATGAAAGATTCCGGAGACTCAGGATCAACGGCAATGCTGACCACCGTCTTTTCCTGGGGTGGGGGCTGTTGCTGGTGGGTGTGAGGCGGTAGCGCAATATTTTTTGTGCGCTGCTTCAGTATGCTGGTGGCGGTCTGTTCTCCCGGTATGATGTCGCTTTCACGGTATACGGAGCGGATTTTTTCCGCCGGTAATCCCAGAGAACGACGCGCTACTGCCTCAGGTAGTGCATCCACCACCTGATTGCAGGCCGCCCACCAGGATAATTCGGCCAGCGATAACTCCCTCTCCTGCGTACCGCTTATTGCGTGACCGATGACGTCAATCATCCATGCTGACAGGTTTTGATGAGCAAGTTGCTCGAGTGATTCGGATGTCTGGTCACGCAGCTGGTTGTCACAGTGCCAGCACAACACCATCGCGCCGGTACCGTAACGGTGAATGACTGTTTCGCTGTGATGATAATCGCCGTGTGGCCACTGGCAGGATTTCACGTGACGTAATAACCAGTCAGACAGTGCACCTGCACCACCTGCTGCACGAATTACCCGCTCATCGCTGAAAAATGGTAGTAATGTTTTATCCTCAGCCAACGGCTGGCTAACGGCTGCAACGACGCCGGACGGAAGACTGCGCATGTTTTTGGGTTCCGGTTCCACCAATATTCTGCCGTTATGGAATACTGACATTGATTCACGGCCTGGCTTAACGATAACCAGACTGAGTTCCGGTACCAGAACAGGTCGAAGTAATACCCGCACGTTACCTCCAGATGCGTTGCTGATATGTGCGGGACGGACGCGGCGGGCGTTCGGAATAAGGGAGCCTGACGGAAATTATCCAGCGTCGGAAGTCAGGACTGAGGCCTTTCTGAAACTGGTATCCACGTCTGCGGTAATTCTGAATCAGCCACTCGGCCTGTTCTTCAGTGCATTGGTCATGCTGGTACCAGTCATATTTGAATGCGTGAGAGCGCCGTCCGTGTCTGCTGGCAGGGTCGGCATCAGAATTGTGGTGTTTGGTATTGTGCGCCATCGGTTGTCTCTGCTGGCGCAGCAGGTGCCAGTTGTTCAGGCTGGCGTGTGGATTGTAAACCAGAATGCCAGGAAAAAACAAAACCCGCGAAGCGGGTTAGTAAAAATGTACTGAAGTCAATGACGTGCCATCACAGTTAAAATATGACAGACTCTATTTACGTAGAGATGTCAGACTGCAAGATCCAAGGGAAGATCAGAAATATCCTTTAATCTTTTACCATTAACCATCACGGAAAGCATGTCAGCTGCATCGCTGAGCCCCAGTATTTCAACTGCTGATATAAGTTCATAAAGCGCAAAATGATACACGCAATCTATATCACCAGTACCAAGAGCAATAGACGCCAGACGACTTGGAGTAGGCTCAGCAGTAACAACCATTACATGAGGGAGATTTCCCTTACGGTTGCGAATAAGATTTAATGCCTCAGAACGAGCATTCTGGGCCCGGTCGCTTCTTATTGTCCATTTGCAGGAAATACTTGCGTGTAATATTGGTTTCCCACCATTCGAACTCCTGAGAGCTGACATGCGGGTAACAGAATCATCCACCAGTAATTCAGGACTGTTGATAACTTGATCACATTCAGGTTCTCTTTCAACAATAATATCTGGTGAAATCGTATAATCACTCCCCAGTGCAGCAGCTAGCTGAGGATTACTTTTTGCAGCACTATCCAATGCTATAAGATGGGCATATTGTTCATATTTAGCTATCTCTAATCTGTTTCTACCAGAAACCTGATGTACATTCCATTTTCCAGGGCGTAAGTGGCTGAGTTTAAAAAAGGTTTTTTCTATAAACTCTGCGCAGATACTCTCAAACTGATTACCAGATGTTTGCCCTGCAACACGTTCACCAATCGTTTCAGCCTGCAAGAAGCGAGCAATTTCTCTTGCTATAGCTTTACTGTTTTTGTTACTGCTATCTGCGTTACTAACAACTCCGGCAGTATTAATTGTGAGCGTATTCAGTAACAATTGGGCATGAAACTCCTTTCTGGCTTCAGCAAAACCAACTATGCTGTCAACCAAATCTCCATTCATTTCTGGATTTCCTTCAGGCTGCTTGACTATTCTTACTGATGTTATTCTTATACCGTCCCTGCAAAACTCCATACACATATTGTGCGATTTTTGCCGCAAATAGCGGTGGAACAGCATTCCCGATCTGCTTTGCAATCTCAGTTTTTGAACCGGTAAAAATGAAATTATCAGGAAAAGACATTAATCTCGCTGCCTCACGATGAGTTATTGGCCGATCCTCTTCCGGATGTAAATATCGCCCTTTCTCCGGTTTGAAAAACTCAGTACGAATCGTTACTGAAGGTCTGTCCCACCACAGACGTCCAAACAAATCGGTCCCTCCAGATTTCTTTTTTAGCCAGCACGCCGGGGTTATATCAGGTCTTTTTTTCTGTAAATCGAAACGGTTACCTCCTGGTGGAACCGCTTTATATCGCTCCAGAGAAACAGGTGTGGGATTACGCCCAAAATGTAAGTTCAGCGGAGGAAGTTCATTACGAATATCAGTTCCAACAGGAGCAGGTAAGTCACCAATTGCATCACGCGTACAGACCCATTCAGGCAAAGCGACATCCTTATCAGGGGAACGATGCGTTGGTGCTGGCGGGAACGCCGGAATACTATGCACATCGAAGAGTTCTCGTTTGATACCGATTGCTATCGTTCGTTTTCTTGTCTGAGGTACTCCATAGTCAGCAGTATTCAACACCATTGGATTAAGCAGAATAAAGCCCATGGATTTCGCTCTAAACGTAATGTCCGCAAACTCATCGCTTATCAGCAATCCGGGGACATTTTCCATGACGAACATACAAGCCCTTGAACGCTCAATGACATCCATATAAGGCTCCCACAATGCTCTTCGGTGATCACCATAACGATTCTTATTCAATAAACTGAATCCCTGACACGGGGGGCCACCTATGACCACATCAGCCTCAGGAACAGTATTGCTGGATGCCCACTCCTCAATATTTGCCTGAACTCCATGCAAACCAAAATTGGCATTGTAGGTATTTATAGCTGCAGCATTATTATCAATAGCAAGGATACTTTCAAAGTAGTCAGACATCTCTCCATGAAGAAAACCATAAGATAATCCACCTGCCCCACAAAAGAGGTCTATCACTCTGAATTTATTTAATTCTTTCATCCGCATCCATATGCCTCAGATTAATGTTGAGCGTCTTACAGGACGCGTAATGTTAACTGGGGCTTTCTCTATCTGCCTTTTGGTGTTCATGCCTGAGGCAGACAGCCTCAGGCACCCGCAGCAATTCTACTTAACTCACGTCACCTCGCCAATATGAAATCAATCAGAAAGGTGATCCATAAAATCACTCCTTCTCTTCTTTTCCGTAGTGGAGTTGGCCAATTTTGATAAGAGGGCGTCCCTGAGATTTGCGGTGTAGATTGGTATCGCGCAGAGAATACACACAGCCACAATATTCCTGCTGATAGAATTTTTCGCGCTTGCTGATTTCAATCATACGGGACGAGCCGCCCTGCTTGCGCCAGTTATAATCCCAGTACACCATACCCGGATAATGCGCAACAGCTCGCCGCCCACACTCGTTAACCTGCTGCATATTTTTCCAGCGTGAAATGCCCAGTGAACTGCTGATCACACTGAAACCATTTTCAGCAGCGTACAACGCTGTCCGCTCAAAACGCATGTCAAAACACATGGTACAACGGATCCCCCTCTCAGGCTCCCATTCCATTCCTTTGGCACGTTCAAACCAGTTGTCGGTGTCGTAATCAGCATCGATAAACGGCACGCCGTGTTGTTCAGCAAAGCGAATATTTTCATCCTTACGAATTAAATACTCTTTCTGAGGATGAATGTTCGGGTTGTAGAAAAAGATGGTGTAGTCGATTCCCGAGGCCTGAAGCGCCTCCATCACTTCACCGGAACATGGAGCACAGCAAGAGTGCAGTAGTAGTTTGTTTGCCCCGTTTGGGAGCTCCAATTTAGGCCGTTTGAAATCAGCAATAGTCATAAATATTTTTATTGGGGTCATGAAAATAGCACAGAGTGTAGCATCAGAGCAGGGCTATCGGGAATATATGTCTAAATCTGGTAATATCTGGTTTTGACGCAAAGCGGACAACCACGCTGGCTCTACCCTGCGCCATGAAAATGTCAATTCACATCTGAACTAATGCTCTTTAATCTAGTAACGTCTAAAATACCTAACATTTCCTTGATAAAATGCCAGTACACGCTGCATAGCTTCGCTCTTCCGGCACTCGCGACAGATTATATTCAGGCGCCTGTCGTAGCGGCGTATTTCGCCGTCTGGTAACGACCAGATAAGGTCCGGATCAACCACTGCAGGTTTCTTCACCTTTGCCCTTGAGAGTTTTTTGCGAGCATTTTGCCAGTCCTTACGCGCCTGTTCAGACGGGAATAACCCGTAACCAGAGTTGTATACATCGCCACTGGCAACCAGCTCTCTGGCGAGAACACTCATCAGATATCTTGTCGCACCTGTCTTGGCTTCCAGTTGCCGCAACGTCTCGCGACCGCTCAGACGTACAAGTTCAACAACCTGCCCTTTAATTTTTTCCCGCTCTTCTTGTGTAAATGCTTTTGCCATAAGCGCCTCCGGCAATCACTTTTCCGATACAACACGGCGGGAAGAATCAGTAATCTGTCGAACAATATCCCGGTGCTTGTTCAGCTCCCGCAGCGCGGCGCAGACTCGCTCCCACTTCTGAACATCACTTTTCGCCCTGCGCAGCGCCAGGTTTGCCCTGCGAAGGGACGGAAAAATCAGCTCATCTGCTTGCGTTTCGGTAAACGATGGCAACGGCTGCACAATGTCCGCCACAGTTTCTGTTTTAATTTCTTCCTGTGTTGCGGCTTCCCGGACTGGTAACGCAGCACCTGCTGGCTGAGGAAAGGCCTTACCATCACTTTCCGTTACCAGCGCGGCTTTCGGCTCTGCTGGTAAATTATCGCCCGGCATGCAGTAACGAAATTTACCGTTCTGATTAACGCGTGCCAGCCGCCCCGTTGCGGTTACCACCGCCAGCGTGGAAGCAACCTTGCGAGTACTGACACCGAACTTACCCGCC